CTGAAGGTGATATAGCACAGCCTTCTATATGGGGCCGCGTGGGTTAATAGCCTGCACGGCCCCTCTTTTTTGGCGTCAAGGATACAAAATGGCTTTAACATCGGCATCGACAATCTCAGACGCGATCGACCAGTACTCGGATAATTTGTCGTGGGAGGGTGATGCAACCAAAGCCGCCGCAGCCCTTGCGGCTATTCGATTTCTTTTGGTCAGGCGTTCTCAGGCAGGCGGTATTTCAGGCCGAAACTGGAATTTTGAGAGCTTACAGCAAGAAAAAGAGCGGCTAGAACAGTTCCTGACGGTCGGTAGTTCAGCAACAGGCGGGACCGTAGCCTTCCAAGTCCATAGATTTTCGGGGGATTACGCAAGATGAGCCTATGGTCATGGATAACTGGCAAAAAGCAAAGCGATTCCGCCCGGTCTCAATATGACGCCGCTGCCACTACCCGCCATAATGCAAAACACTGGACCTATGCCGACGGTTCAGACGCCGATTCCGCTCTATCACCTGACCTTCCTACCCTTCGCAACCGGGCGCGGGACGAAATCCGCAATAATTCATACGCCAAGGGTATTGTTGACACCTTCTCAAACGATGTAATCGGGCCGGGACCGACCTTGCAGTACATTCCAGAGGTTGAAACGAAGTTTAACGCCTGGATGCGTGAATCTGATATGAGCGGTCGGTTGTCGTTTGCTGACTCGCTGAAACTTAACATCGTTCAGCTTCTTGAATCCGGGGAGGCTTTAATCTCTTTGTCTGGCAATCGCTACCTAAACATAGACTATTCGACGCATATTGACGGTGTTCAAGAGAGAACGCCGGGCCTAAAGCTGTTACAGATCGAGCCTGACCGATTATCGACGCCATGGGGTTATATTGGCAGTCCGAGTATGCGAGAAGGTGTTGAGGTCGATGTTTACGGTAAGCCATTACGGTATCACATCTTACGACAACACCCCGGAGACGCTACCAACTATCAGCAAGATCAGTACAACATCGTGGACGCTGATAACATTATACATCTATTCCGCCAGGACAGACCCGGACAGAGCCGTGGTGTACCTTGGATAACCCCGGCCCTGCCTTTGTTCGCCGATTTAAGACGCTACACGCAGGCGGTCATAGCGGCTGCCGAAACCGCTGCTGATTTGTCGGCGGTGTTGGAGGGTACGGCTGAAGATTTACAGCCAGCCGATATAGACGCGCTCGATGTAATCGACATTGAACGCCGGTCAATGGTTACCTTGCCGCTTGGCTGGAAAATGAACCAATTCAAGCCAGAGCAACCGACCACCAGCTACAAGGATTTTAAGCACGAAATAATCAACGAGATTTGCCGTTGTCTCAATATGCCGCTGAACGTCGGACTCGGCAACTCTGCCGGTTATAACTACGCTTCAGGCCGTCTTGACTGGCAGGTTTATTACCAGACGATAGCGGTTATTAGGTCGTGGGTTGGCCGGATTGTATGTGACAGGGTGTTTTCAGAATGGCTGCGTGAAGCTGTTATGATTCCTGGTTATTTCAGCCCGCAAACGACAATCCTGATTCACAACAACACAGAAAAGGTTGAATGGCTTTGGATTGGCCGTAAACACGTTGACCCGCAAAAAGAAGCGAACGCATCGAAGACGAGAACGGATACTGGCATATCAACCTTAATCGACGAATGGGTATCAGAAGGCAAAGACCCTGACGTACAGCAAGCGAAGTTAATCAAAGAGGTTAAGTGGTACGCCGAGAATGGGCTTGTCCATCCGCTTGCAAAAGTGGCACCGGTGCCAGTAGTCGGCCAACAGCAGGAACCTGTTATCGACGAAGGTGACGATGAAAGGGATAACGATGACGAAGACGAATAATCAAAGCGATATGGCACGTAGTAATCCAACCGAAAACTTTATGGTCAGAAACTGTCGATCTGATCCGACCACGCTGGACGAAAAAGCGAGGTCTATTGACTCGACATTGGTTACCGAGAACCCTGTTCAAAGCTGGAATATGTCAACTTACAAGGTCGATGAGGATGTTTTGCTAATGGACGGGCTTATGTCGATACCGGCACAAATTCCACTTGTCGATGAGCATCAAATTAGCGGCAAGACCATAAAGAACGTTCTCGGTTCTACCAGAAGCATCCGAATCGAAAACGGCGAGCTTGTCGGCACAAACTTTTTTAGCTCTGTAACAGAAGGGCAAAGTGCTTTCACTAAAGTCAAAGAAGGCCACGTCACCGACAATAGCATACGTTACCAGCCGTTAGAGTATGTTTCTATCCCTCCTGGGCAGGCACGGTCTATTAACGGCGTAGAGTACGCAGCATCGAAACAAATGGCACGTCGTATCGTTACGAAGTGGCTACTTAAAGATAATAGTCTGACGGCGGTAGGCGCCGATCAGATGGCAAAAATGAGATCACAACTCAGCACCAACATAAGGAGCAGTGCGATGGATAAGTTCGAGACATGGTTAACTGAAAAAGGGCATGATTTTGCTACTCTTAGCGACGTTGACAAAACGGTGTTGAGATCGGCTTTCGATGTCGAAACTAAAGCAAGGGCGGCGGTTCCTGTTGTAACGCCGACGCCGACACCTACGCAAACGGCAACTCCGGCGGCAAGCTCAAAGGACGCTATCAATCGCGTGCTGGAAGATGTTGCCAGAGAAGACAAGATACGCGCCGATGCCGTAAACGCCGAACATAAAAGGCAGGCGACTATTCGTGGTCTTGCCGGGCCTGATATCGACGAGACTGTTGTTCGTGCATGTATCGATCAGCGATTGTCGATAGAGGACACAAAGGATGTTTATATTCGGCACCTGCGAAACAACGCTCAGGCGGTTGGCAGCCCTGGTATAATCATCCGAAACAACGACGTCACACGCACACAGTTGGAGGCATCGTTGCTTTTGCGATCTGGTTATGAAAAGGAAGTTCTGGCTGATCCGAAATACGGTCAAGATGTTGCCAATCAGGCTGACAGCTTCCGTTCTATGCCACTGCTGGATATGTTCCGACATGCCTTAAGAATTGACAACGTTGCGATTCCAAACGGCACTAACGATCTTATCCGTACAGCGTGGTCAACGGTCACACTTCCTTATCTGCTCGGTAACGTTGCAAACAAGGCTATGATGAGAGGCTACACCGAAAAGCCTTCTACATGGCGTCCGTTTGCAACCGTTGGTTCTGTGTCAAACTTCCAAACACAAACGCGGGTACGGATGACCGACGCTAATGTTTTGACTAAAGTTAATCATGGCGGCGAAATCCCTCACGGTACGGCCGAGGAAGAGGTCGAGCAGTTTAACGTTGATACTTACGCCGAGATATTCACGATCACTCGTCAGAATATCATCAACGACGATCTAAACGCTTTCACGAAGATTCCTGAGAATAAAGGCCGAAAGGCGCAACGTAAAATCTCAGACGTATTCTGGGAAGAGGTTATGGCGAACGCTGCGATGGGTGATACCGTGGCCTTGTTCCACGCGAATCACTCAAACCTGAACACGTCAGCCGCTTTGGCACTTGCCACGCTCGGTACAGCCGTTCAGGCATTTATGAAGCAGACCGACGCGGACGGCCAATCGATAAGCGTTACCCCTCACTTTCTGATCGTGCCGCCAACGTTGGCTATATTAGCCCGCGAGCTTACGCTATCACCGACAGTAGTCGTAACCGACTTTGCGTCTGGTGTCGCTGCTGTTCGTCAGGCTGGTGGAAACGTACACGCTGGAACGCTAACGGCAATCGCAGAGCCGCGTCTTGAGAACTCGACCTACACGAACTACTCGACGACTACATGGTACATGGCTTCTACGCCTTCCGAGATCGATACCGTAGAGGTCGCCTTCTTGAACGGTCAAGAATCGCCGACGATCGAGAAGTTTACTGCTGATCCTGAGACGCTCGGTATTGTCTATCGTGTTTATCTTGACTTCGGCGTCAAGGCTCTCGATTGGCGTGGCCTTCAGAAAAACACTGCATAACACAGGAGACCGAAGGTTATGGTTAAGTTTGAATATAAGTGCGAGTGTAGCCAGACAACTTATTTTGCCTTCGAGGGCGGTGTTTGGGTGAAAGATCACATCAAGCACGGAACATGCTCGGACGCGATAAGTTGTCTGAATTGTGGCAAGCCAATCCAACAGCCAAAACAGGCCGAGGACGCGAAGCCAATAGAGATCGAAACAAAAACGGAGCCTTTGGTTTTGCCTAACGCAGAGCCAAAGGTTACCGACAATGCGAACAAGAAACACAAGAAACAACATAGGAGATAATAGTCATGGCAACGCCAAAAGCACAGATTTTCACATCTGGCAAGAAGATTGACTATACCGAGCCTGGTTCGGCTCTGGTATCAGGTGGAACGCCGACGCAGTTGTCTGACGGCATCGTCGGTATCCCTCCAAGCGACATAGCCCTAAGTGGCACCGGTGGACTGCAAGTTACTGGTATTATCAAAATCGAATGTGATAGCTCAGTCGGTAACCTCGGCGACAATGTCTGGTACGATTCAAACGGTAGCCCTGTCGGTGGAACTGCATCGAGCGGGGCCGCGACAGTATTGGCCGCGTCCGGTGACTTCTGGTTAGGCACTTTAACAGCCGATACAGCCGCTGCAGACAACCACGCATACGTTGCTCTAAATAAAGCAAACCCAAGGCTGCCAGCGTGGACAAACAGGGCGCATATTACGTCAGCGATCGATATAACAATGGTCGAGGCTACACATAGTGGTGCTGTTATTCACATCACAGACGACGGAGGACATGACACAGCCGTTACATTGCCGACCGGCGTAGTTGGTATGGAGTACATAATTCAAAACGACGCCGCTGACGGCGTGTGTGGTATCACTGTTGCCTTGGACGGAACTGAAATTGCACGCGGTGCAAACTTAACGCAAGCATCCGGCGAGACTGCTACCAATACGCTGGCAACGGCTGTGCGTGGCGATTACCTGCATTATGTTTGCACAGTAGCGGCTACAGCCTGGCGGGTTGTTGAAAAGCGTGGCACGTGGGCTTTAGTATAATATAACAAGACGACAAACAATCAACTGTAAGGAGTAAAACTTATGTCAACGCCAAAAGCACAGATTTATACGTCTGGCAATGTCATCGATTACACAGAGCCCGGATCGGCTTTAGTTAGCGGTGGCACGCCGACTCAGATTAGCGACGGGATCGTAGGCATACCACCAAGCGATATCGCCTTGAGTGGAACCGGCGGCTTGCAAGTGACCGGGATCATTAAGATCGAATGCGATAGTTCAGTCGGCAACTTAGGCGATAATGTTTGGTATGACAATAACGGTAGTCCTGTCGGTGGCACAGCGTCGAGTGGGGCTGCGACCACGCTGGCCGCGTCTGGCGATTTCTTTCTCGGAATATTATCTGCTGATACCGCCGCTGCTGATAACCACGCTTACGTGTCTATCAACGAAGAAAACCCGCGATTACCAGCATGGCCGAACAGGGCACACTTGACGACTGCTGTTGACTTGACTCTGTCAGAGGCTACGCATAGCGGAATGGTTGTGCATGTTACCGCCGACGCTGGAACTGACACAAAGATAACCCTTCCTATTGGCGTTGTCGGCATGGAATATATTATCCAGAACGACGAGGCCGATGCTGGCAATCTATTACAGGTCGATCTTAACGGCAACGAGGTTATACGTGGTGCTAATCTGACAATCGCTGCTACCAAGCTGGCACTGCTCACTAAAGCAACCGGCATCCGAGGTGATTACCTTCACCTTGAGTGTACCGTTGCTGCCTCGGCTTGGCGATGCGTCGAAAAGCGCGGGATTTGGGTAACGTCGTAATCGTAGGTTACATAGACTAACAACTTGGAGCGGCCCGCTCATTCTTGTAGTGGGCGGGTCGCTTGTTTTATGAAGGAATAGCATCAATGGCAAAAGAAAATGAACCTACATCATCATATTTAACGTTTCAAAAAGTGATTATAACTATATTCTCTTCTGCGATGATTGGTTGTGGGGCGGCTTTTGTAACTATGCAGAAAAGTATAGCTGAAATGTCTGTGCAGATCAACAACCAGATCAAGCAGTTAGATACACATATTGCTAATGATAAGATTGTAAATCCTGCTGATGTTATGGCTGTTGTGAGGCAATTTAAAATAAAGGAATAAAATTATGACTATAGGTGAAAATACGAGCGTGATTCAAAGTACTATCGGGGCCGGTACTGCTATGGTCGGATGGAAAATTATACAGGCGGCGGCGTCAGAAGGTGGTGCGGCTGCTGCTGATTTTTCTACTGGCTGGGGATTTTCCGATCAATCGGCTAATTTGGCAGACCTTCAGGGTTTATTCAAAAGCACCGGAACGCAGATTCAGCTTGCTTTTTATTCCGCTCCGTTTGGCGGGCAAGACCCCGCTGATGCCGACACAGCAACTATCGAACTAATCGGGTATGCCAATAA